GCCCTGTGTCCAGTTCTTTTCTTTTTTCTCGAAGGCGCCGTCAAAGCCAGAGCGGGTGTCTGGTTGCACTTGACGTTAATTCACAATCGCCCCCGGGTCCTCCTCAACCCCCGGTAAACAAAGGAAAGGTTTGTCCAGGCAAACGCTGGGACTGTAAAAGAGCGTCTCGCAATGGTAGGGTTGCGAGGGAAGCGTGCGCACTGTTGGTACGCGACCAAGGAATGAAGAGGGGTTCAGTGCCCTTACCTTCACGAATCGAATGCGGTTCTCTCTACGCCGCATGTTCGTCTTTATTCCCTGATCGGACCCCCGTTCAGGAGTTGTCTCTGAAAACTGTGCGCAAGCTAATTAAGTCTTGTAAGGCCTGCCTTACAGAAGCGCGGAAAGATGAGGCAATAGAAAAATATAAAAGGGAACGTTTCGCTCAGCTTCCGCCCGTAGATGTGGACCATCTACGGCGGTTTAAGAAAGCCGTTTCGCAGCAGGTGCGCGACGGTTGGAACGTTGGTGATTACCCGTACATCCCGACGGGTAATGCGACCGAGTCCTTCAGCCGGCACGAGGCTGGATCATGGAATAAGGAGGAATTTTCAAGAACCTGTGGCGTGATGGCCATAGAGTCCTCTGGCAAGCCCCGGATAGTGACCTTGTACTCTGGTCGCAATTCCGAGATCCTGTCCCCGTTGCACGATGCGCTGTACGCGTCGCTCCAAAGGGAAGGGTGGCTTCTTGTCGGTAGCCCAACCGATGAGAAAGTAAGAGCACTTGGTGACACTGGATCCTATGTATCAGTTGACTACAAGAGCGCAACCGATAATATCCGGAGTGAGTATTGTCGGGCGGTCCTCCAAGTGCTTAAGGAAAAGGCCAGAGGCCTAACGGACGAGCAGTGCTCGGCGCTGGACGTCGTGGGTGAACTTCGGTTCACCCCCGATGGGAAGGCGGCATTGAGGGGTCAGCCTATGGGGAGCTTGATGAGCTTCCCTATGCTTTGTTTGATCAACAAAGCTTGTGTTGACCTCGCCTTGTCCGAGATGGCCGAGGCTGGGAAAATCTCCTGGAAGCAATTCCGGGTACATCGCTGTCTCATCAACGGCGATGACTTGTTGTACCGTGAGTTGGAGAGCTCTCACGGTATACTTGCCGGTATCTTGCGTCACGGGTCCCAGGTGGGCCTCGTCGTGAACGAAGAGAAAACGATGGTATCGGACGTCTACGGGGAGATCAACTCCTGCGTATTTTATAACGCCCGGCAACAAAAGAAAACGAATGTATCGGTGGTTGAGTGGAGAAGTGAGGTAAGTGATCCGATCGGGTTCATCGCCGATTCGGTTTGCAAGCCATCAACTTTTAGGTCTTGTCTTGACAATTGGCGGCAGCCGATTCGCCGTGCCTGGCCTAAGTTGAAGGGCCCCGTGCCTCCGAGCTTTATGCGAGAGCTCTGGAGATACCGTCGGGAACTCACTTTTCGACCTACCTTTCCACACCAAACGATACCAAACCCCTTCCCCGTAGTAACCAAGCCTGCAGGTTACGATTTGACGCGCGGAGAAGAGGCTTGCTACATCGCAGAACGAGTAGCCAGGCTGAAGGAGGAGTGCGCTTTGGCGCCACGCGCGGCGTGTGGTCGGTCGTTCTTTCGCTTTGCAAAAGTGAGACGACCACCGCCTGACATCTCCGGAGGAGAGTACGTGTCGATTCAGCGTACACTCAGAAATGAAATACCAACCGTCGAGGACACAGTCCTAAAGCTCCTGGCTGACGGTTGGGAGGTGAAGACAAAAGAAAAGCTTTGCCAGGAGGATCCTGAGGAGGCCTACGGAGTTCCCGACTCCGCCTTCGCAGTCCGCGGTTCAGTCAATAGTGACGGGAGTCTTGCCCCCATCGGCTTCCGAATGATCCGGGATTTAAGGGATTACAAAAGAAAAGGGCTGTGCGCGACAGCGGACGCAGGCTCACCAAGCCTGGGGTCGGCGAGAGCCGATTCGCGTGTGGAAGCTGGTTATGTGCCTGGTTACGTGCGGCACATCACGTTCTTGCCAGTGAAAACCCTACCTATTG